TTGCTTTTTCTCTTATTCTTTGTTCAATGGTTGTGTCTTCAATATAATCTTCTTCTTCATCATATAAATCAATTAGTTCTTGTGCCTCTTTAACCGATTTTGCTCTTGGTGCTTTTCTTTTTTTGGGTGTGCTTTTTAGGTATGTTGGATTAAACCTAATTACGTCAATTAGGTCTTCTTTTTTTAGTCTACTATATCCAGTTATACCATAATTTTTCGCAATCGCTCTTAATTGAGTTAAATCATAACTAGAAAGATTCTTTTTTTCGTGACCAGTTAGTCTTGAATAAAATTTTGACGATGAAAATCTTGCCATTATACTCCTAGGTCGTCTTCTGTCATAATTTTAAATTCATAATTACGATCAGCACAGAACTCTCTTGCTGCTTTCCACTTTGCTTGGTTAACTACCCAAGTCTTTACTGAATTGGCCCATGCCTTTGTTCTTCTCTTGGGATTTTGTGGTGGCATCTCTACTTGTCTTTTGGGTTTAATTTCAACAACCACTGTTCTATGTCTTCCTGTTTTGTCTTTATACTTGATAAAGAAATCTGGAAAGTAACGATGAACTCTATTATCAACTGGTGAAATATAAGGAATCCAAAATTCTTCTGATTGCCACTGATCAACTTCTTCAGTTAGATCACAATACCTCATGAACTTCCGTTCCCATAAAGATCTGTAAACAATATTTGTGGGGTCACCTTTGTACTTTGTTGGGTTCTCTGGAAGGTAACGTCCATGATATGACATACATATAATATAAGTAGTTTCAAAGTATTTAGATGGCAGAGTCCGCCGAACTCTATTACGCAAAGATGTCTAGGGTTTCCGCTATTATCGGAAAACTGTCTCAGACTTCTCAGTTCATGGTGAATTTGAATTTGGCAGCAGGAGGTACTGGCGTCAATACTCACTTGACATCTTGTGGGTTACTTAATGATCCAAAGTCATATGATTTTCTTTGTTCTGATGTGACTCTTCCTGGATCATCATTTGACATGAGTGAAGAAAGTGGTAGTCGTCAAGGAGTTATTGAAAGATTTGCAACGAGAAGAATATATACGGACTTTGATTTGACTTTCTATGTTGACGATGATTATAACTCACTTCGTCTTCTAGAAGAATGGATGAATTTTATTGATCCAATTTATTCATCTGGTAGCGTATATCAAGGATCTGGTAATGGACAAACTGGATTTAGTGAAAGTGATAATTTTTACAGAATGAAATATCCAAATGAGTATAAGAGAGATATATCTGTAGTTAAGTTTGAAAGAAACTTCTTGGCGAATCCAAGTGTTCCTAATTCTGGTTTTAGACCACAATCATTAATTAAGTATACTTTTATTGATGCGTTCCCAATGAATATTGTTGCTATTCCATTTTCTTACGAGTCTAGTACCATCACAAAGGTTACTGCTTCATTTAATTATAGTAGATATGTTGTAGCAAAAACTGGTTTTGATACGCCAACTACAACTCCTAGCGGAGCACCCACAACAAATCCCGCGAATCCAGATCAACCATTACCAGAAAATGATAATTTACTTGGACCACCAACAGCGAAAACTTTCTTGGGTACTCCACTCAATTCTCAACAAACATTAAATGAGTTGTATAATGCTGGGTTTAGAGGGCAAATAAAAACAGCAGGTGACTTTGTTGGACCTTTACAATAACTCAATAAATAATCATACCTGAAAAATCTATAGGATATTATGCCTTTACCAAAGATCTCTACACCAACGTATGAGTTGGAATTACCTTCAACTGGAAAGAAGATTAAATACAGACCATTTTTAGTCAGAGAAGAAAAGATTCTGATTCTTGCATTAGAAAGTGAGAATGTAGATCAAATCACAAATGCAATCAAGACAACACTGAAGGATTGTATTCAAACAAGAGGAGTTAAAGTAGAGGAACTTCCTACATTTGACATTGAATATGTCTTCTTAAATGTTCGTGGCAAGTCAGTTGGGGAAGCAATTGATCTGGTTGTAACTTGTCCTGATGATGGGGAGACTACAGTTCCAGTCAAGGTTTACATTGATGAGATTTCTGTACAGAAAGATCCAGATCATACTACAGATATTAATCTTGATGGTAAACTTACATTGCGTATGAAGTATCCATCTCTGAATCAATTCATTCAGAACAACTTTGATTTAAATACGGATGATGAATCTTCACTTGAGAAGTCATTTGAAATTATTGCATCATGCATTGATATGATCTTTGATGCAGATGAGTGCTGGTCTGCTGCAGATAGCACCAAGAAAGAATTGATGTCTTGGTTAGATGGATTGAACTCAAGTCAGTTCAAACAGATTGAAGACTTCTTTGCAACTATGCCAAAACTTTCTCATACGTTTAAGGTTACCAATCCAAATACCGAAGTTGAAAGTGAAGTAACGCTGGAGGGACTGTCAAGTTTTTTCGGTTGATCATGGCTCATATTGACCTTGAGTCATTCTATAAACTTAATTTTGCCTTGATGCAGCATCATAAATACAGCTTGACAGAGATTGAAAACATGATGCCTTGGGAGCGAGATATCTATCTTGCACTTCTGAATCAACACATTGAAGAGGAAAATCTAAAAGCACAGCAGCAGGCAAACTTATAAATGTTTGAATCTATCTTTCCTTTTAAAAAACTTGGTAGCAAAATTAAATCGCCAAAAAAGAAAAAGAAGGCGATGGATTTTGTCACTGGTGGACAAGCACCAGGTGCATCTATAGTGTCTGGTGCTAGGAATAATATTGTCAGTTTCCAAAGGAATAATGTATCTGCACCTAGTCAGAATAATCTTGGTTCAGTAGTTAATAATATTTCAAACACCCAAACTTATGGTAGAGCAACTGGATATGATATCTTAGACTTCTTTGGATCTAAGAAAACAGAAAGAAGATTAAGAAAGAGTGTACAAAGACTTAGAAATTCTCTTGCAGAAACTTTTGAGATTGCTAAGTTTTTACGAATCACAATCAATAGAATTGCTAAGCAGTTAAAAGATATCCCATCCATCTCTGGTGGTGGAGGGGGTGGTGGTGCCTTAGGTTTAATTGCAGGTCTTATTGGTGGTGTTGTAAAACTAATAGGATCCGTTGTGGGTCAACTTGCTGGTTGGGTTATTTCATTATTTGGTAGAATAGGATTAGGTGGAGTAGCAAAAAGATTTTTACCTAAGATTGCTCTCGGTGGTATGGGAGTCCTTGGTGTCCTTGGACTTGGGGACACCTTCATGAATAAAGTTCAAGCACAAGAAAATGAACTTGACATTCAAAGAGGTGTAGAGAAGAGTACGGCAGAAAAACAAAGTAAGTCTACAGACACATTTGAAAAAATTATTAATAAGTTCAAACAAGCGGTAGATCTATTACTGTCTGGTGGAAAAGCAAAACAAGATGGAAAAGATGATTCATCAGTAGTACCAACACAACAATTAGTCCCTGGTGGTAGTACTGGGGGCCCTGCTGACTTTAGTGGATCGGAAAGTTCAGAAAAAGCTTTCAATTATTTTGTAAGTCAAGGATACACAAAAGAACAATCCGCAGCAATAGTTGGAAATCTATTGCAAGAAAACCGTGCAATGGATCCCACTCTTAAGAATTCAATAGACCACACAGGAATTGCTCAATGGGATCCAAAAGATAGATATCCAAAAATGCTTGCGTTTGCACAATCAAAAGGATTGGATCCAAACACACTTGAAGCGCAACTTCAATTTGTAGAACAAGAATTACAGACTGGTTCTGGAGGATTATCAAAAGCAAGATTACAAGGAACTAAGAGTTTAGAAGAAGCAACTCTCTTAGTAAGAAAACAATATTTGAGACCTGGTGAAGCAGAAGCCATGGATTCAAATAGACTCTCTTTTGCACAAGGAGTCTTATCTAAATATGGTGCAGGAAATACTAACTTAACTTCAGCACAACAAGTTAACTTTGGAAATGTACCAACAGGTAAACTAAGTCCAGAAGTATCAGTTATACAAATGGGAGGAGATTCTGGTGGGGTTCAGGCAGCACCTTCATCTGGAGGAGTATCATCAATACCTGCTCAAACTAAAGGACCATCAATTGCATTTTTGCCTTCTAATAATTTTGATAGTTATGCTGGGTTGAGTGCAAAGATGCTGTACAATATTGTTGAGGCATAAGAGATATGATTACTCTTTTAAAGTCTCCACTCAAAAATTCAGCAAACAATATTGTTGCTTCGCCTCAAACCAGAATGGTTAAGGCACTAGACTTTGACAAGAAGTCTGAGTACAAAAAATTTGTTAAATGGATAGACTCTAGCACAAAAGATCTAGAGAAGATAAAGATTCCATCAAAGAAAGAAATCAAGAAACTAGAAAAACTAGTTCTTGAGATGAATGGCGGCGGAGGTGGTGGTGGTCTTGGTGGACTACTTGGATTAATCCCAAGTATACTTTTCCCAGGTTTTGGTGGCCCAGATATTCCATTTATTAGAAGACCAAAACCACCGAAAGGTAAACCCAAACCAAAGTCACCCAAAGGTGGTGGACCAAAAGTACCAAAATTAAATCCCAAGAGTCTGAGTAGACTTAATGATTCTTTCTCTAGGTATATCTCTGGTAAATCAAATTTTGGTGATCGCCTTAGACTTTTTAGAAGAGGCAATATTGGTGCGTCTGGACTGTTCACAAAAGGTGGATTCAATGCACAAGGAGCATTAAAGGGGCAAGGATTTAAACTTCCAGGATTTGGCGGTGGAAAACCTCAGGCAGGAGCAACTCCAAATCTTGGATCTGCTACAAAGGCAGGTGGATTTTTGAAGAATGCTGGTGGTGTTGCCAGAAGATCATCTGGTCCACTAAGTCTTTTGTTTGCTGGATTGGATTATTCCGAGAGAAAATCAGAAGGACAAACTGAGACTCAAGCAATCGGAGGTGCTGCCTCAACTGCTGTAGGTGGAGCAGTTGCTGGATCTCTTGCTACTGCAATTGCATTAACAGTAATACCAGAACCATCTACTACGGTTGCTGGTTTGATCATGCTTGGATCACTCGCTGCATCATACTTTGGGGGAAAGGCAGCAGGAAGTTTGTCTGATAAAATTACTGGGGCGAACAAAAAAATAGATGCAAATAAAAAAATATCAGAAGATAAACAAAAAAGTGAAAATCAATTTTCTTCTGTACTGAAAACATTTGGTGAGGCGGTTGATGGTCTTTTGACTTTTGCGCAAGGAAGAACATCCGATAAAAAAGAAGGACCTTTAACTTATAGTCCCAGTTCTAATCTTCAGTACTCATTATATGGGGCACCAAAGGAGGGTGGTGGATATGAGTATACTGATCCTGATACTGGAATATCTATAACCCGTTCTAGTTCTTATGGAAAACTTCGTGGAAATAGAATACACAAAGGTGAAGATATTGCAGCACAAGTAGGAACTCCTCTTCGCGCTATTTCCGATGGTGAAGTTGTAGACTCTGATTTTGAAAGTGGATGGGGAAATTTCTTAGTCTTTAGGGATGACAAAGGTGTTCATCATCTTTATGGTCATATGCAAGAAGGGTATAAACGAGGTGGTCCAGTCAAGAAGGGAGATATTATTGGAAAAGTTGGAATGACTGGAAGAACATCTGGTCCACACCTACATTGGGAAACTGGAACTGGATGGAATGGGGGGCAAATAACAGGTCGCTTTGACCCTCTTAGTGCGTATAAAATTGAACAACCATTCTTTACATCTAGATCAAAACCTGGAGAAGAAAGTAGTCAATTATCTGCACCTTCGGTTCCAGCAGTACGACCAGCAGATTCACTAGAAGCACAAGCACGAGTACCAGCATCACAAGCATCAGGAAGACAGCAAACCGTAATTATCACACAAGGACAAGGTGGAGGACCACAAGTAATACCACAACAAATCCCAATCCCAATCCCAATGGGTGGAGGTGGTGGAGGTGTTGCTGTAGCATCAATACCTGAAGTTGTCCTATTAAATAGTTTGTGGAATACTCTCCTATTAACTAAACTTTCTTCAACGTAATGGCAGAAGCAGTATCGGGTTTACAATATAGATCGGTTGTCTTGCAATCTCTTGATGGAGGTAATGCATTTGATATTTCCAATGCTCTATTGTCAGTAGATTATTTTGAAGATATTCTGGAACCATGTGTGACAATGACAATGCAAATCACAAATGCATATGGACTGTTCAATGGACTTCCTATTCGTGGAGGCGAAAGATTATTCCTAGAAGCAGAGACTGCATCGGGAGAGTTCGCTGTTGACCAGATGTATGTCTACAAAGTGAGTGGACTTGAAGCAGAGAAAACAGCAGAGAACTTTACTTTACATCTAGTCTCTAGAGAGTTTCTCACAAATGAGACTGCAAGATGTGCCACCAAGTATTCGGGAAAAGTAAATCAAACTGTAACAAAGATCCTGAAAGAGGATTTAAAGACGACCAACTTCAAGTCTGAGAACATAGAAGAAACATCAAATACTTTTAGTTTCATTGGAAATATGAAGAAACCTTTGCATGTTTTGCAATGGTTAGGACCAAAGTCTATATCTACTGCCACAAAGAAAACTGGAACTGACGGTAAAGATAAAACAGAACAAGGCCTTGCGAAAGGAACTGCAGGATTCTTGTTCTATGAAAATAAGGATGGATTTAACTTTAGAAGTATTGACAAAATTGTAACAAAGACAGAAAGTAAGTACAGTTACAAGTATAATGGTAAGGTAATTGAAGCGGGAAACATTGAAAACAATTTCTCAATTTTGAATTACTTCTTTGAGAAAAATATTGACCTGAGAAAAGCATTACGTGTTGGGATGTATGCCAACAAAACATACTTCTATAATAGAGAGAATCATACATTCTCAATCTATAACTACTATCTTCAAGATGAAATTAAAAATGCTTCACAACTTGGCAACCAAGAAAGCATTGCTGTGTCTAAAGAATTAGGAAAATCATTTTCCAGAATTATGGTTAGAACTTCTGATCATGGTATATTGGCACCTGCTGGCGGAACTGCACAGTCGGGAAGAGATATTTCAGATCAGGCAAAAGCATACTCTAGATATAATTTGCTGTTCACACAGGCACTAAATATTCTTATACCATGTAACATAAATCTAAAAGTAGGAGACATAATTTATTGTGAATTCCCCGATATGAATCAGGGAAAAACAAGAGAAGTTGATTCAGAAACAAGCGGCAATTATGTTATAAGGGAGTTGAGACATCATTTTTCCGCTCAACAAAACACAACATCTCTCAAACTGATGAGAGATTCTTATGGACTTTATGGACCAAATCAATAGGGAGGAACATGGAAAACATTGACAAGCACATTGAGAAAGACAAAGAAATTTTAGACGACTCTACAATCTCACCACAGATGCGTCGTCATACTCAAGAAGAGTTGAAGGCATTAGAATCATACAAAGAGCATCATCCAGAAGATTCTCATGATCCTACGGCATTGGAACTTTACTGTGATGCAAATCCAGAAGCACCAGAATGTTTAGTATATGACGACTGATGATTGAAGAATCTTTACTTAAATCTAACCTTCTCGGTAGAGATGGATTCGTATGGTGGATAGGAAGAGTTGCACATCCAGATTACTGGAAAGCAATCAACACCGTAATGGATCAATCTGGCGAAAAAGGTCAGAGATGTAAAGTTAGAATTATTGGTTATCATCCATTTGACAATACGCTCAAGGAGGAAGATCTTCCTTGGGCAGATGTGATGATGGATCCCATAAGTGGAAGTGGCCAAGGTGGTCAGGGACAATTACTTTCGCTTCAGGGTGGTGAAACTTGTGTTGGATTCTTCATGGATGGAGAAGAGGCACAACAACCAGTCATCATGGGTCTACTTCATCGTAATGAAAAAGTAGAAAATAGTTTTACCAATGAAGAACTTAAGCAAGAGAAGACTTCTAGATTCCAACCATTCACAGGTAACAGAGGAAGTAAACCGACAAATATAAAAAAACTTACTACCCAACCAATTGATCAAGGAAATCAAGGTAAAGTAGATCCACTTCCTCCTGGTTCAAATAAAACAGAAGCATCAGTATGTTACCCAAGAGGAACTGGAAGTCCAGCACAAGATGGAATTGAAAGAAAATCAACTAAGACTGAAATAATTCCAAGTAATTGTGGCGATGATGCAATTGGAAAACTAACTCAAATACTTACAGACTTCATTGCATTTACAAATACTCTAGACTTTGCTGCTGGTGCATTCGTAGATCCACTTCTCAATAAAGTGGTAAACATGCCAGCAAAGATCAAAAAGATTGTAAGCACAACACAATCTGTGGTCAAGAGTGTGATCAATAATATTAGAGATGGATTGATTGGAAAACTAACTGTCACTTTTAGTACATGGTTGGGAACTGCAAATTTAAAAAATCCAGCATCATACTTAACAGATCCTGCAGCACAAAAGGGGTTCATGCAAACCCTGGCAACTATATTTTGTATCTTTGAAAAGTTAATTCAAGACATTATTGGATTCTTAACTCATCTATTTGAAACTTTAATTGGAAATATTATCAACGGACCAGTCTGTGCAGCG